GTGGATGTATGGTTTACAAGGCGAAATCACGGAAGTGACGTCGACCCTGAACTATTAGAGTACGGTGTAAACCGTAAACTCTACATAGCAACCAAGCAGTACCCAACATGTTTGGGGCTGCGTGGGTTCGGTAATCCTATATTAAGGTATAAGATTGCTGATTTAGAGCCTCTCGGTTTTATGACCGAGGACTCAAAGTATCATTCCGATTCGGAAGAATCTGAGAATGAAGAACCACCGAGTCCCCTGGAAACAGAGGATAAGGAGGAAGAGCCTGAGTGGGAGATAACTCAACCACGAAAGGCCATGCGGTTAATATACCTTGATATATTCAAGATATTACCGCTATACGTCTATAACCACTTATATGGTGATAAGACGATACGTCCGCTAGTGTACTTTGCCGATATGGTAAAGCTAACGGATAAAATCCCAGCGAAGTTCTTTACAGAACAATACGATGGGAAACGGGGAGCTAAGTTCCCCGATATCGCTAGGTATGAGGACAAAATCCACATCCTACGAAATCATACGTTTTGGGGTAAAGAACTCCATCGTATGACGAAAGACCATAACTCCCCTAAAGAGGCGAAATGGGCTAAGTACCTTTGGGATCGCATTAAAGCTTTCCTAAGGGGGAAACCGGATCCGCTTTGGAACACAAAGAAGATTCGGGTAACTTACGGCGACTCTTACGAGTTACGCAGTGAGAAGGTCCGTGCACACCGGTTCATTGAATTGTTGCGCACGGTAGACGGGATGTTCACACAAAGATTTGAGGGACGTCCCGAGGAAAGATGGACCTATCAGAAAGCTGATAGGTTCTTCTTATATAATATCTCTCATCTCTTACGAGATGAGTTTTATGACGGGGAACTCGTCTTACCAAAAGATGAGCTCCCTCAGACTTGTTACGAGCAGTTGAAAGCTGCCCGTAAACAGATAAAACTAGCTCCGGACTTGCTCAAGGTCCAGAACTGGTTATCGTATTTGCCGAAGATCAAAAAGATCTATGACAAGTACCCAGAACCGCATAAGACTTACGTCTACTCGGTAATGCAACAGACAAGGGGGGCAGCCACTCCCCCGCTGGTCGTATCGTTAAAGTCAAAGGTGAAACTCCTTGAAACTTTAACAACCCCTCCCCAACTGAAGATACTTCCGTTGGTGAAGGAATGCATTGACAGGATATTTGGAAAAATTCCTGACGTTGCTTTCACAGGTCTAGCCACCAAAGCTAGAATCAATGTGACCACCGCCTCTTGCTGGGAGAAAACCCGGAAAGAGGACGGAACTCTCTCCGCCATCAATGACTTGATGGTCGGAGCTCATATAGGTGCCGAGGTTCCCGTGAGGGACCTCGAGACCTTGAAAATCCTCGGAACAATGAAATATTGTAAAGAGGACCTAGGTGCATACGTTTTCTGGGCTTGCCTAGACGTATGCATGAAAACTCCACTGACAGAGTTATACGATGTCAGTGTTGTAATGGTTGACGAACCGGGGAAATCCCGGGCAGTCACCAAAGGACGAGCTGCATTGAAGGTAATCTTCGACGTCGTCCATCACATCTGTGCATCTCCAATGAGATACATAGATAGCAGCCAATCGGGGATGGAGAAATCCAACCACGGATGGAATTTCTTTCAAGACCTTTTTAAAGGTATGAGAGAAGAGATCTTCCATATCCACCATGTGGAACGGGAGACATACGCAGGCTTCGAGTATATACGCGAAGTCTTCGATACCGTTTTTGCAGTCTCCACAGACTACTCAAACGCAACCGATTACGCGGAACATGATTTGTCCCGTTTAATCGCTGACTCTTGGATGACCAAATGTGGTATTCCAAGAGGATTACGAGCTCTTGTCCTTAAAGGGATAGGACCTCGGAAAATCGTGTTTAAGGCAAATGGTTGCCTCAACGCGATAGGAGATGTATATGAGGGAGACCTCAGGTACATCATATCGTCGAGGGGAATCCTTATGGGAGACCCTATGACGAAAATCATCTTACACTTCATTAACATGATTGTAAGAGATGCAGGTCCCGCAGCAGTGCAAATTGCTGTCAGACCAACGTCAACGTTAGTCCGTCACCGGTACTAACGTTGGTAGTGAGCGAGTGTGTTACCACCCGTACCACCTCGTAACCCTTCAGGTTTCTAAAAGAAA